ACCATCGTTCGTGGAGACTTCTGTTGTGTTAATATTTGCCTTACTGGGACCAAGTCCGGAAACAGACTTGATGAGGAAGCCCGATTTCTCAGGCCTCCTTAATTCAAGTTTTATACTATCACCTAAATAATTGGTGATTGTAAAAGTTTTAATCATATTATGTTTCCACCAATCCTTTCATCGCCGAGAATTGATTCTTGGTCTGTCGATAAATCTCTAGTCTCGACAGTGCTTTAGGCGAATAGTTATTTTGTGTGAATGAGTAAATATTACCGCTTCCAGAAACATTTCCTCCATTTTGAATTTCCTCGGCTGTACGGTTCCTACCAGCACTGATAGACATAGCTTGTGTCCTGCTAAATAACGCATTTAGTCTACCAGTTCCGGTTTCTACATCTGATAAGTCGAGTACCGGTCTAATAGTTGGTTGAGTATCAATGTCGTTTTCTATTACATCTGTGATGTTGGAAATCGCCTCACTCAAACCGTTTTTAGCTGATTCCGCTATTTCAGAACCAGCTTGATAAGATTTAGAGACATAGGCGGATAGAGCATTTACAAAACCTAACCCGAAATAACTACCGATTCCAAATCCAACTTTTGATGGTGATTGAATACCGAGTTCTTTCTCAGCTGCTCTCGCTGCCGCGGAAGCCATGGCTCTAGCTCTAGCCTCTGCAAGATAGGTATACATTGTAATTCCAGCTGCAAATCCTTGAACAAGATACTTACCGGCAGCAGAGAAATTGTTGTATTTGTTCCTGATTTTGGTTAAACAACCACTTATACTCTGTAAAAACGCATTAGACGTTGCTGTGTCTTTGGATTTAATACCAGCAATCAACTTCGACACTATGTTTTTACCTGCCGAATTATATTCCACTTGTTTACCGTTAATCGTTTCTATTGAATCGTTCATGGTATCTTCAGTGGACATGACAATATCGGTTGGTAACACTACTATGTCCGACAATTCAGCCATTCGTGGCTTCCATACTTCTTCTATGTATTCATTAAGTTTTGCGTCTGCCTCTATTTTTAGTTGCTCAATTTGTTTATCGGTTTCAATTCGCAAACCCTCAAGTTCAAAAGTAGCTTGACTTTTAGCTAATTTGTGTTTATCACGCCACAAATCACTATATTTCGAAAGTTGTGAGTCTGTCATATTCGATATGGCGATTATTTCGTTTATTGTCGATGGTCCCATCTCACGTAACTCTTCTATAAACTTAGGATCTAATCCACGATTCGATAAGTCGTCTAGTCTATTTTTCCAAGTATTTAGCGAATCAACTTGCTCAGCTAAATTTTTTATTAATTCGTCACCACTTACATCTTCAGGATCTGACACTTTATCGAATAAACCATATGATTTATATATTGTATCAGCTCTAGATTTTAATGCATTTTGATAATCATCATTTAATGATTGTATATCTCTTTTTAAATCGTCATTTATGGATTTAACTTTGTCAGCATATTCTTTTTCTAAAGCTATTTTCTTATCTGTCAAATCTTTTTGTAGACGATAAACTTCTCTATCGGCCTTCTTTCTTTCTTCGGAACCTTCCATATATCTACTTTGAACTCTCTTCCAAGCTTCCAACTCTTCTTCTAAAGTTAATCTGTTGTAAAACTTCTCTTTTTCGATCCAATCCATAGAATGTTGGTACGAAGCTTTAGTTAATTCTTTTTGTAGACGATAAACTTCTCTATCGGCCTTCTTTCTTTCTTCGGAACCTTCCATATATCTACTTTGAATTCTCTGCCAAGCTTCAAACTCTTCTTCTAAACTTAATCTGTTGTAATACTTTTCTTTTTCGATCCAGTCTATAGAATGTTGGTACGTAGCTTTAACTAATTCTTTTTGTAGACGATAAACTTCTTTATCGGCCTTCATTCTTTCTTCGGTGCCTTCTTTATAACGTTGCTGTACTAAAGTCCACGCATCTAGCTCTTCTTTAAGACTTATTTCGTTATAATATTTTTTTTCTTCAATCCAAGCTTGAAAGTCTTTAATGTTTTTTTTGCTATTTTTTATTATTTCGTTAGCTAGTTTACCGCTGCTATTCGTTGCTTTGCCTATACTGTTATCTATACCGATAGCTAATCCGTCGCCAATGTGTTGTCCAAGATACATAAACTCTTTTGATGGTGAATGAATACCAAGAACACTTTTGAATTTATTTAAAGCGGTCTTACCAAGGTTTTTAACAGAATCTGCAACTTTACTAATACCTGCGGTTAGTCCTTCAACCAAACCATCAATTATTGCACCAGCCAAATCAACAATAGACTCCATAATTACAGGTGTGTTTTCGCGTATAGCTTCAGCCAATCCATCGATGAAATCTATTATCATTTTGAATCCTGCATCGATAATTCTCGGCGTTTCCTCTCCTATTGCTCTCAGGAATGCAACGACGACGTCTACTGCGGATTGAACCACTCCAGGAATACCTTCAGCTATACCTCGTAGGAATTCGGAAATAATTTCTAAAGCGACTACTACTACGTCTTTAATATGTGCGGCTATACCCTCAAGAATTCCGAGAAGAAGGCGCATTCCAGCATCTATCATCTGCGGAACAGCATTGGCGAGTTGCTCTAGAAGCGTTACAAGAAGCTTTAATATTGCTTCTACTAGGGGAGGTGTAACTTCTACAAGAACTTGAATGAGCGCAAGTGCGATCTGTTTAACAGCCTCCATAATAACAGGTAGACCATTTGTTATGACCCTAGCAAAAGCTACGACTCCTTCACCAAGTTTTACAAGCATCATAGGAATTAGACTTCTTATACTTGTTGCAATAACGACTAATGCTGCTGCTCCAGCAGTGCCTGCAGCTGCAAGAGCCGTGAGGCCAGCTGAAAACATAAGAAGTCCTGCACTTAAAGCCACGACCCCTACGCCGAGTAAAGCAATTGCAGCCGCGAGTCCTAATATAGCAGGGGTTAATGGGGCTAAAAGCAACCCGGCGACACCTACAACGGCAAAGACGCCCACGAGTGACAACAAAGCCATGCCTATTTCGGTAAGATCCATTTGACCAAGGTTTGCAAGCGCTGGTGTTAGCATTCGGATAGCAGCGGCCATTACTAACATAGCAGCTGCTCCTGCCAATCCACCAGTCATAGCATTCATCGCCACGGTAATAATTAGCAAGGAACCACCTAAGGTAGCCAATCCTTTGGCTATTTCATCCCATGACATTCCGGACATTTCTTTAAGAGGTCCGATCATGATTTGAAGAGCTGTAGCTATGCCAATTAAACCTAACGCCTTGGTTATCATCCCCTTAGGCATGAAGTTTAAAGCTAAAGTGATAGCGGTCAAAGCTCCTGCCATTGTAACTAGACCTCTAGTTATTTCACCCCATTGCATATCGCCAAATTTAGACATAGCTTCAGCAATGATTAGTAACGCAGCACCCATGACAACCATACCAGTTGCTTTGTTAATCATCCCCTTAGGCATGAAGTTTAAAGCTAAAGTGATAGCGGTCAAAGCTCCTGCCATTGCAACTAAACCTCTAGCTATTTCGCCCCAAGATAGTTGTCCCATCTTTTCAACCGCAGAAGCAAATATAACCATAGCTGTGCCTAGACCAATCATACCAATACCTGTTGAAATCATTCGTTTAGGGTCTCCCATAAGACGTGTAACTGCGACCACTTCAGCAAGAATAACTGCAAGTCCAGTTAGTCCCTTAGCTAATTCTTCCCAACTAAGTGCGGACATTGATTCGACTGTTTTTGACATAATTAAAATTGCAGTCGCAAAAGCAATTAACCCAGTAGATCCTTTTATGAGTTTTCCAGAACTCTTATCCAGTGAATTAGCCGAGACGACAAGGGCTGTGGCCAAAGCGGTAATACCGTATGTGCCTTTAGCTACCCCTTCCCAGTCAAGAGATGCAAGGTTCTTCATAGCAAACGACAAAATAAGAATAGCTGTAGCCATCGCAACCATTTGGAAGGAGATTTTAACCATTGTACCGCCGCCCATCGCCTTTTGAATAGCAATCATGGCGACTGAAAGCTCAACGAAGAGAACTGTAATGGCCATTAACGATGATGTTAGTTTTTCACGGTCAATAAGAGAGAGAACAACAATTGAAGCTGTCAAGATACCGATAGCTGTTGCGATTGTAAGTAAGGTTTTAGCTTTTAGATTACTCTGATAAGCTTCCAATGAACCACGGACACCATCGAGCACTTTGGTTACACCTTTAAAAGGACCACTGATACCACTGAATACTCCAGACATACTAGATGATAATCCTGTTAGTGAATCGATACACTTCCTGGCTCCATAGAGAAGGGCACCAAAAAGTCCAGTATTAATAAGGTCAAGAATTTCGTCGAATTCCATGTTTTCAACAGCGTAGCTCACTTTATCAACGATGGCATCTAATCCTTTACCAATAACACTTCCGAGCTTTACTACGATAGGAGCCGCCCGCTCAAGAACCCTTACGATTGCTTCAAATGCTACTCCAAATATCTGCCATAAACGAGTAAACGGACGGAATCTTTTTTCTGCCTTCTCCGAAAACTCATCCAAAGGTCCCATATCAATAGATTTAAAACCTTTAATCGCCGATCCAATTCTATCAATGGCGTCTTTGATTTTATCTGCAACAGTTGTAAATATTTCTTGGACTTTTTCAAAAGCTCTACCAAATATATCTCCTTCTTTGGCTGTATCTCGTAATTTAACGAGAAAATCACCAAACCTTGCCGTTAACTCTAAAATACCACCGGAAGCTGGACCACCAAATAAACCGAATACTTGACCCGCTATATTAAAAACAAATCCAAAAGCATCTTTCACAAGATCAAGAACCGCAAACAAACCAGCAAAGGTTCGTTTGATTTTATCAGCGGTATCGTCTCCGATTTGCAATCTCTCTGTGAAACTTTTTAATCCTTCGGTTAACGCGTATAGTCTATCACTCGTCATCGCTGGGAAAATATCCCTAAAGGCTTCTTTAATTGGGGTAATTATTTTTCCTAAAGCTTCGAACGCATTTGAGAACGATTCAATTAAAGCGGTTCGTCCACCAAGTTCTTTCCATCCCTGTAACATTTCATTACGTGCTTCTGCACCACTGGCGAAAACATCCCATAAAGCATTGGTGACGTCTGTCCAAAGCACAGTTGCTTCTTCGATGTTACCAAATATAATCTCCATGGTTTTCATCCAGCCGGTGCTCACTGCGTCTTTTGTGGCGTCAATCGCCTCGGTGAATGTTTTTGCTTGCTGGGCTGACTTAAATGCTTTTTCGGCAACTTCAGAGTATTTTCCGGATAAAGCTTCTATCGCTTCAGCGGCTGTATCATATGCTCCGGATTGAACAAGTTTATATGCTTCTTCAGAGAGCTCTGAGAATTTTCCAAATGCCACTTCCATAACTGAAGTATCGGCCCATTTATCTTTCAGAGTGGTACTAAAGTTACCTATTGTAACTTCTCCTTCTTCAATCTTCCCCATGGCGACGCCAGTATCAATTAATATCTGTTTAAGTTGTTTTGAGGCAACGCCAGCAAGTTCTAAGCTTCTCCAGTCCATGTATTGAAGACTTCCCATACTATATGACTGGTTTAAATTATACATTGCTCTACTAAATTCAGCAGCGCCTTTACCAGCGTATGCCGTAGCATTAGCTACACCTGTAATCAAGGGGAGAAGATTTTCGATATCTCCTCCAGAAGAAGTCATCTGGGCAAGAGCCGCTGTCATATCGGTAAAACTATAACTTGTTTCATCCGAGAACCACATAAGCTTATCGAGATAACCGTTTACTTCGTCAACCGTTTTACCTGTTGCGTTCATGATGGTTTGGACATACTCTATTTTCTGTCCGTATTTAGTCCAACCTGCGGTCACCTGGTCAATAGTTAGTGATTTTATTAACTGTTTGCCTGTATTAATTGCTGAGTTGGTAATATTGGTGAGGGCGGTTACCGCCATGACTTCAAAAGCTGAAAACTTAAAACGAACGTTCTCAACAGCTCCGTTAAGTCCCGACATGTTGACGTTTTTAGCGGCAGTGTTTATGTTTTCTAAACCTTTGGATGCGCCGGTCAAATTTAAACTTTGCTTAAGTTTCTCAAGAGTTGACATTGAAGTTTTGACGTTTGATTCGAACTGTTTATTGTTGAATTGCATTTCAACAACTCTTGAATCGATTTTCCTACTCATAGCTTAGTAACCTCCCTCCATGCTTCATTTACGATTTTGTCAAAAATAGGCCGGATAGCAGGATTGATGTAATCTCTCCCCTGTACCCAGCCGCCGTTTCGAGTTGCGTGACCATACTGTAGAATTATGGCTATTGGAACTCCATTTTGAATGTTTGAGTTATAAAAAGTAATCTTTGCAAATCCTTGTTTGTTGGTTATTTTATAGCTCCACGAACTGGCCGTTTCTCCAGAGTCAATAGGGGTTGCAGACGCAAGGGCGGCTACTCCCTCACGCCCATATCTATCGAGATCGCTAAGACGGACCGTCTTTTTAACCTTCTCTAAGAAATTTGTGAGTTTTGAAAAATCACCCTTTTGTCTGAAACTAATCATATAAAATTCTCCTTTTATAGAAGGTCATTTACTCTCTTCTCATCGAAGATGTGGTCACGGCAGTTCCACTTTTCGTGGTAATGTAAGTATCAAAACCAGCTGCTTTAAGTTTAGCGGCCATGGCATCTGCGTTTGTTTTTTTACTAAAGGCGCCAACCTGAATTTTGTAGAGATTGTCTACCTTTACCATATAAGTATCAAATCCGGCAGCTTTGACTTTGGCTAACATAGCTTCTGCATTTTCTTTCTTACTAAATGCTCCTGTCTGAACTCTATATAAAAATTTGGGATTGGTATTAGATGACCCGCTATTTAGCTTTGCGTTTACTTCGGATGCGATTTGTCCTAGACGGTTATAAATATAATCACCAGGACAAGACTTATTAGCAAACCATCGATGAACTGTCATGTTTTGTTTATCCGGTTGACCAATTAAAGATTTATCGGCTTTCCACTTAAGTTCTGGAATACCATTTCGTTTGCAAATATCAACTAATAGTTCTATTAAAGACTTATAAACTTTATCATTGATAGCATAAGGGTGAGTTTTATCGCTGGCACACTCTATAGTAATTGCTCTATTATCGTTCGCTGAGTTCGAAGAACACCACGAACGGTCTTTCTCCTCTACATACATTCCGATCCGACCATCAGATCCAATACCATAATTAGAAGACGCCTTACGAGAAGCAGATGCGAAAATATCACCAAGAGTCTCCACTGAGCATTGGCCGACAACACAATGAATTGTAATGGTGTCAATTTTATGGTTTCTTGGGCTGGTCTTGTTTGGGCTAATTTTGGTATAACTAACC